ATTTATACAATGCGACAAAACTGTGGCGTAAACCGTTTGAATCACGGTGGAAGAGATTCTACAAGTTGTATCGGAACTATAGGGATGTGTCTGAAACACCATATAAGTCAAATATATTCGTACCTTACATCTTCTCAAAGGTTGAGACGGTCGTTCCAAAAATGCTGGGAACTATGTTCAACACAAAGCCCATCATCTCTGTCCAGCCACGGAAGAGTTCTACACAGGACCTTTCCTATCTTCTTGAGGCGTTGTTAGATTACCAGTTGGATGAGGACCAGTTAGAGTTTTTCACCAAGGTATTAGAGTTCTTTAAGGAATGTGCTATTTACGGATCTTCGTTTGCGAAGGTCATTCCAAGATTTAACGATGATGAGTTGGCTACATTCAACTACATTGACATTGAGCCAATAGATTTGTTTCATGTGTTCCCTGACTACCGAGCCAAATCGATTCGAAGGATGAAGTATATAATCCAGTTGTCATATGTTGACTACGAAGATTTAGAGTCAATGGCTAACGGCGGATTCTACGATAATGTCCCCGAATTACTCGGGAAGTTAGAGAGTATCAATGCAGTTGATGAGTATAAGAAGAAGAGATTATCGAGTGTTGGCATCATGGACGAATACGCGTTCGATGCTACACGGCGTGTAGTAGAAGTTCTCGAGTATTGGGATAGAGAATGGATTTACACGATCGGTGCTCGGAGAGAGCTACTGAAAAAGGAGAAGAACCCATTTGGCGGTTTGCTGCCTTTTATTATGGCACGCTACGTGCCCGTTCAACACGAACTCTACGGAATAGGGATTCCTGAGATCGCGGAAAGCCTCCAGGAGGAATTGAACGATGTACGCAACCAAAGGATGGACAACGTTAATCTTATTATCAATCGTATGTTTCTTGCTAATAAATATGCTGATATTGATTTCGACAGTGTTATATCATATCCTGGCAATGTAATACTTACCAATGATATGACTGCAATCCAGGCTCTACCTACACCTGATGTTACACAGTCAGCATACAAGGAAGAGGAAATAATCAAGAGAGATATCGATGGTGCCACAGGAGAATTCCCGTATAGTGCAGGAGAACCCCCACAAAGGCGTGAGACTGCTACTGGTATAGTGAAGTTACAGCAGGCCAGTAATATTCGGTTTGACACCGTCGTTAAGATGTTAGAGTTTACAGTTTTGAGAAGCATCGCCAAGATGTTCTTGTGGTTAGATTACCACTTCATGGAACCCGAGGAGTTTGCACGCATAGTTGGAGAGGATGAGTTCATAGCTCGAAATGGAATGTTATTCTACCAACAGGATATCACAGAAATGCTGAAGCAATACAACTTCCAGCCCATGGGTTCATCTACCACAGCAGTAAAGGAAGTTCGAATCCAGCAAATGATGCAGGCGTATCAGTTATTCAACCAAGACCCCTACATCAATCAGTTGGAACTTAGAAAGATGCTGTTGGATGCTTTTGACATCAAGTCAACCCGCAAGTTATTGCAGAATGCCCCGATGCCAAACATGCAACAGACCATACAGCCCCCTGCTGCAGGTCCTTCACAACAGGGAGGGCCAGGAGCCCCTGGAGCACCAACTCCAGTTCCTCCCCCACCTCCTCCAGTTCCTGGGCAAGGAACAGAGGCTGAAGCAGGCTTAATGGCTAACATAATGCAACAGGTGGGAGGGGCAAACATGCCTGGACCACCTGCAATACCACAATGAGGTAACTAATGGATAGGAAAGAGTTACTATTAGAGGAAAGAGAGAGTAGAACGCTCGACGATAAGAAGAAAGTAGAGAAAATTATCACAGAGGGCGGGGCACTCAGAAACATGATGGACACCTTCGGGTGGAAACTCGTGTATGAAGGTTTTATAAAGCCGAATATCGCGGAGGATAGATTCCTATCTGCTCCGCGTGAAGATCTCGCCGATATTCGGGCCGAACTACGAGTACTCAGGAGATTTATGAACTTCATTGAGACTCGGGTCAATGAGGCGAACAAATTGGCGACTAAAATAAAAGATTAGGAGGACAAATTTATGGCTAATGACAAAGGCAGAACCATCGAACAACTCAAGGATAAAGTTCATTCTGGGCTCGATGTTCTGTCGGACGACGATTTAGCTACGTTGTTTGAGGACGCTGAACGAGTAGTTCAGGAACCAACGCCTACGACAACGGAGCCACAGACCACACCATCCGTAGCCCCTGCAAGTGCGGAACCAGCTCCTCCAGCTGGGGAACCACCCAAAGGACAAGCGAACCTCGTGGACTTATTGCCTGAAAAGTTCAAGGATAAGGATGACGCTGCATCTCTTCAAAAGATGTTGAAAGCACTGCAGGAACAAGAGACTCTGCTCACGCAGAAGTCTCAAGAAGTTTCCCAACTTCAAAATGTTGTACAGGAATTAAGTAGAAAACCTAGGGAGGAATTTCGTGCCCCCCAGACCACAACCCCTCAACCCGCGGTCCAGCCCACAAGGCAGGAGCCAACGGAGCCAGAGATTGATGATTTAGGGTTCCTCGATGCACCCGTAGTAAACTCCAGGGCTATTGCTCGGGCGGTTGCTACACAGGTTGCCGAGGAGGTTGCTCGCAGAGTTGCTGTTGAGCAGCTTCGGGATTATGACACTTTCACACTAAGGAGATCGACGTTTGAGAAGTTTAGGGCGGAACACTCCGACTTTGAGCAGATCAGACCAGAGTTCTCTGAAGCGTGTAAGCTTCATCCCGAATGGGATAACGATGTAAATGGACTTCCGAAACTCTACGAATTTGCTAAGACATTAGCAAAGGCTAGGGCAACCCAGCAGCCTACAGGTCAACCTGTAGTCACTGCTCCCCAGTCTACACCAGGTATAGACATTGAGAAGCTGAAAGCCGAGATCAGAGCTGAGGTGGAGGCCACAGCTGTTGAGAAGGCCAAACAGGCCATTTTAGAAGAGGTAAAAAGACGAAGAGCAGCTTCGGGCATTGTGTCTACAAGTCCATCATCGACTCCCGCTGACCGAGTGGCACCAGCCAACAGGACGGTTCCCCTCACGCCCGCGGAGAAGACGATACAGGATATGATAGACTCAGGTCCTCAGGGCTTAAGCAAAGTGCTTAGTCCCTACGAGGCCAGCTTATCATTACTACGAGCCTCTAACCAGGCTCAGTAAGATAAGTAAACTTGTCCCGCATGTTACAGGGAATGGAGGTGATTCTTAATGGTAACAGCACTTACTACTGGAAGCGTAACTACTGCTCAGCTACCTACAGATCGTCAGGTATTGGACATGGCAGATAAAATTTATCTGTTGGAGCCCAATGCCGCACCTCTGTACGTATTGGTCAGTAAGCTTAACAAGAGGGTAGCAATTAACCCTTCCTTCCATTGGCTAGAAGATGAACTTATCCCTACATGGGGTACGACTGGAGCAACGGCTACGTCATCCATGGAGGTTCTTACAGCGACAGCTGGTGAGGAACTCTATTTCGCGGTTGGCGACGTTATTAAAGTCGTGGAGTCTAACGAGAATATGTTGGTCACGGCGGTTTCCGACACGGACAACACTATTACTTGTACTCGGTCTTTTGGAACAGTGGCACAATCGGCGATTAGTAACGGAGCCTACCTGATGAAAATCGGGACAGCTTTTGCGGAAGGATCGACCGCGGGTGCACTGAGCACAAAGGGCACCATCGTAACTGAGTTGACGAACTATACCCAGATTTTCAGGAAATCCGTGGAAATCAGCCGTTCAATGGCGAATAGCGAATTGTACGGTGGGGCAGATCGTCCATATCAGAGGAAGAAAAAGGGCATCGAGCTAATGAAGGAGTTGGAGCGAACCTTCTACTTTGGCGACTACGTGAGTGGGACGACCCGCGGAACCGCTGGTATCGATTATTTCTTATCGACCAACGATACAGCCGCTGGTGGAACCCTTACTGAGTCCGAGTTTGAGACTTTCTTACGGAAAGTTTTCAGATACGGGTCCAACTCTAGGTATTTGTTCTCGGCACCTTTGGTGTTGTCCGTGATTAGCCTTTGGGCACAGGGCAAACTCCAGATGTTCCCGAAAGACAAGACCTACGGGATCGCCATTACCCAGTACCTATCTCCTCACGGAACATTGAACCTGATAAAGGACGTTGTTCTTGAGTACGTAAGCATCACCAATACTTCTTATTACGGTGGATACGCCTACGCAATCGAGCTGGAAGACTGTGTGTATAGGTATCTGCAGAACAGAGATGTTCAGTTGGAGACCGACATTCAGAATCCTGGCGATGATTCTTACAAGGATCAGTACATTTGCGAGGTCGGTATGGAATTCCATAACGAGAAGAAACATGGTTGCCTTACTGGGGTAACTGGTTAAGTTTAATTAGCTAAGGGGGACGGCTCACCCTGTCCCCCTTTCCTTTTAAGTATAGGAGACTAAACATGA